CACATATAATGCCGGAACACGAACAACAAAAATGGTAATTAATAAAACAGGCAACGTCGGCATCGGGACGATGACTCCGACCAATCTCCTGTCCCTGGGCGGCAATGCGGCCCGGACTATCTGGATGGAGCGCCACACCACTGCCAATACTCAAGGTAATTCCCTGACCGTGCAGGCAGGTGGGGCTACTGCCGCGGCTACGGACAAGGCTGGGGGTCAGCTTATCCTAAAGCCTGGCGTGGCCACGGGCACAGGTGAGGCCGGTGTCACCCTGCAAGGCTGCGTGGCTGGGGGCAGCGGCACCGGCGACAATAGCTTTCAGGATATGGTTAAGGTCTTGGGCAACAAACTGGGGTTTTTCAATGCCACGCCGGTTCTCCAACAACTGAAGGCTGATCACAATAATTGGGCCACGACTGCTGATGTTGTGGCTGCCCTGGTGAATTTGGGCTTATTTGATCTGAATTAAAGGAGAAAAATCATGCAGGCGGTAATCGATTATCTGGCAGCAAAACCCGGCAACAACGTCACGGTAGTCAAAACCGACCCCTCCGCCAACCCTGAGGCGGCCACCTATGCCGTTTTTTATCAGAAATTCGACCCCAACACCGGCGAGCGCATGGCAGATGAGGTGGTGGGAGTCAACCGGGCCAAGCTCCTGGAAAGGCGGCAGGAACTCCAGGATGAGATCGACGGCATCGATGAATTTCTCAAGGATGCCGAAGGGGGCAAGCAATGAAGGTAGATTTTTCCCAGGTTTTTATGGACATTAACGGGAATCCCATGAAAGCTGTGGGCGGCCAGAACCTTACCTTAGGGAGCATTGCCTGCGGAGTGCTGGATATTGGGGCGGGGGAATCCTATGAGGAGCGGTTGCATAGAGCTAAACTGGCCATAAAAATTGCCCAGAAATATGAGCCTATTGACCTGAAGAGTGATGAAGTGGCATTGATTAAGAAGCTGATCCAGACCTGGGCCAATTCCAACCTGGTGGTCCTACAGAGTGAGGAAATGCTGGAAGGCAAGGTCGGGGTTGGCGAGGAGTAAGGCATGGAAATTGTTTGGTCCATATACGATAATGACGCCGCTCCGATAACTGGTGGGGCAGCCTCTACCTCCATAAAAATTCGGCGGGTGGCAGATGATTATTTGCTGGACTGGAATGATATGACCTTCAAGGCCGCGGGCTGGACAACCCCAGCCACCACCTTAGCCGAAATCAGCGCTGTCAATCTGCCGGGCGCATATCGTAAGGTTATTGACGTATCTGCCTGGGCTGATGGTTACTATCATGCAGTATTGGGATATTCGTCTGGGCTGGTGGTGCGTAACGGGGCCGGGGAGTTTTACCTGTTGGATGGATTAGAAGTTGACCCGACTCAGGGGGCCACCAAAGCCGAGCTTGACGCAGCCCAGGCCGCCATTGAGGCTGCCATTATATCTAAATACTGTAGACTGTTTATGAAAATTCCTACTTAAAAGGAGCATATCATGAGCATGGCTGTAACTCATCGTCGTTTTCCTAATCCAGAAAGTGTTTTGGATACTATTGGAATAGGAAATATGGGAGATATTGCTAATGCTAAGAAATCTTTAGCTTCTCTTTTGTTTCCTTTGGCAGATATTTGGGCAGTTTACAAATCTATTGACATGGTTATTGATCTGACTAAGCAACTTCCCTTACTGGAAGGAGCGAAGAAAGCCCTTGAAAAGGAAATTGTGAATACTCAAACCTTGCTTAATAAGGCACAGAAAGAGGCTCAGAGCTTCAATGCTAAACAGGAGGCAGAGGCTAAAAAGATAGCTGACAAAATTGCTAAGTTAACATCTGAATTGGCCTCTATTACCTCACAAGTAAATTGTGCAAGAGATGATCAGGATAAACTGAATCAGGCACTTGCGGTTGAATATTCTGATCGTGCCAATAAAATGAAACTCAAAGTGGAGAGGGAAGAAAAGGCTGCTAGAGAGAAATTAGACTCTCTTATGGCATCTATCTCTACTGCTACTGAACAACTGAAAGATTTGGAGAAGAAAAAGAAGGCTTTTATTGATTCTCTACTTTAAAGGAGATTACAATGATTTTGACTATCCCTTTTCAATATAGGTGTCGGGCCCAAAGTAGGATAGTAGTAACATCTGCAGCTGTAGTAACTCTTGAACCAAATAAAGTTACTGATCCTGTCTATGGGCCTTGTCAGGCTATAGTACTGACAGTAGAAGATCAACCTATCCGTCGCACTTTAGACGGAACCACACCAACTACTGGAGCTAATGGTGTAGGGAGTATCTTAGCCGATGGTGATGTTCTTTCCTTTACTGGTGGATTCTCTATACGAAACCTACAGATGATTGCTGTGGGCACTGATAGTGTGATACAGGTAGATTATTTCTATGAAAAATAAATCTACGTAAATTGTTTACCATAGGATCATCAATGTTAGACAAAGAACTCGTGGACATCTTGGCTGCTTGCAGCATTAGCACTCAGGTGACTGCTACTACTATCTTCCCTGAGCGCTTCAATCAGCCATTTGCTCCAGCTGTTCATGGGAAGATCTTTGATCTCATTGATGAGTCTACGAAGAACCTTGTTGCTATCGCTGCTCATCGTGGCTGGGGGAAGACTTCGATAGTAGCATTAGCTCTTATTGCAAGGCATATCTTATTTCGTCTAACAGACTTTATAGTCTACATTAACATGAGTCATGATGCTGCGTCATTGCAGACTGAGAATCTCCGACGTGAGTTGGTAAGTAATCCTATTATTAAGGATTTATTTGGTAAGGTAAAGATAGATACCGGCGATAAGGACTTTGAGGAATCTTTTTCTAAAAAGGCCTGGGTAGCCTATGAAACTCTAGTCCTCCCTCGTGGCGCTGGTCAGCAAGTTCGTGGGGTACTATATAAGAACTCTCGGCCAGGGCTAATAGTTATTGATGATCTGGAAAATACAGAAAATATTATTAGTGATGAATTCCGTAAGAAACAGCGTGAGTGGCTATATGCTGATGTAATGAAGTCTGTTCCAAGACTTCATAAAAACTGGAAGATAGTCTACATAGATACCTTAAAACATAAGGACTCGACGCTTCAACATTTACTAAACTCACCTGTATGGAACTCTATTCGCCTCGAAGCTTGCGATGATAACTTTGTGCCAACAGCTCCTGAATTTATGTCTCAGGCTGATATTACTAAGGAGTGGCAGGATCATCAGGAAGCTGGACAAACTGATGTTTTCTTTAGGGAGCTTAGAAATCTCCCTATCTCAACTCAAGATGCTAGTTTTCAGAAAGACTATTTTCGCTACTACAATATTACTCATGATAGACCACTACGTGATAGAGACCTTAGCATAACAGATGCTGAGGTAGGAGCGGATGAACGGATAGAAAATATAATAATAGTTGACCCAGCTAAAACAGTAAAACTTCATTCAGCTGAGTCAGCTATCGTAGGTCTCGGAATTGACCTAGTTAATGCAAGAGTCCTCGTTCGAGATATAGTAGCTGAAAAGTTCTATCCTGACCAACTATACGATGCTATCTTCGATATGGCTGCTAGACTTAATGCTATGGCAATAGGCATTGAGGAAACCTCACTGAACGAGTTTATCAAGCAGCCTATGAAAAATCAGATGTTTGTCCGCCGACAATTCCATATCCTTCACTGGCTAAAACCTCGTGGAGGGTTAATGAAGAAGGAAGGACGAATTAAGGAATTAGTGCCTTTCTATCGTCTCGGTTATATTTATCATAAATTAGCGTGTGCAAAAACAGGAGCTTTAGAAAGCCAACTACTCATGTTTCCTAGGTCAGCTCGCTGGGACATAATGGACGCTTTGGCCTATCTCATTCAGATGCTTGAATTAGGTGGGAGATATTTTATTCCTGACCAAGATTTAGAGAATCCTGAGAGTGAATATAAAGAACTTAAATATGAGCCGCCTGTAGATGATTGGCGTCTATGTTAATTTTTTACCAAAGGAATCAAAATGCCTGTTAGTGGCTATACCAATATAGGGCCTATAATGAATGCAGTGAGGTCTATTCATAAACGGAGCCCTATTAGATCTGTTCTAGATATAGGCATAGGCTTTGGCAAATATGGATTTCTTCTCCGTGAGTTCCTTGATATACGGGTGAATAGATATGACAGGGATTCTTGGCAAGCCCGTATAGATGGAGTAGAGATTTGGGGTGCTTATGTAAATAAATTACATAAGTACATATATGATAGAATCTACATCGGTAGTGTTATGAAGTTCTCTATCAATCGAACTTATGATTTAGTTATAATGTCAGAGGTTATTGAACACTTAAGTAAAGATGAAGGCACAAAGCTATTAAACAATCTATCATTCAATTTAGCGTTAGTAATCACTACCCCTCAATGCTTTACACCAGGTGCTAATAAAGGCTGGAAAAATCCTTATGAAAAACACTTATGTTTATGGACAGTAGATGACCTAAGATCAATATTCCCTAACCTCGTTCCTTTAACCAAAACAGCGTTTTTGGTAACTCCTAATGGCTGACAAAAAAATATACTTTGGGACAGTAGGGCCTTTCCTTTTTGATGATGCTGACCTAATCAATGATGCTGATGGGGACTTCGCTGGTGAAGACTATCACGCTGTAGTAACCGACGGGCAGATATTAGTAGAAACAGCCCCTACTAACCTTAACCATACAGTTAGGCTACAAGACCTGGTTAATTTACTTCTAACCACCTTTGCTGATGTAACAGCTAGCCGGGCACTTGATACAGTTTATCAGAATGGGGACTATCTAACATTTGCTCAGATATCATTAAGATTAAGAGAAATCCCAGCTACTTTAGCTCCTACAACTATATTGACTACTTTAGCTCCTACAACTGTATTGACTACTCCAGCACCTGTTACTCTAACACCTACAACAAGTCCTCTGGAAGGTGCTAGAGCTATATTTTTAGAAGAAAATGTTAACCCACCTACTATTATAACAGGCATAATTGCTAAGGCTCTTGGAGGAAATGAGTATATAGAATTAACCCTGTCTGTAATCATTCCTCCTAATCATTACTTCATGCTTGAGGAAGATCAGCCTACCATAGAAATACTACGGTGGGTAGAATATCGACTGGGAGTATAAACATGCCCTATATTGTTACAGGTGATACTACCATACCGAAAGTAGATTCAGATATTTACGAGGTTGACTATAAATATAGTTATCCTGGAGGCTTGGATCTCAAGCCTGGATCTAAGCTTCATACCAAGATAAAAGACCAGCTTATGTCCAGAGCTCGGGACTCCAGGAATGAGACCTCGAAGAGGTTTCCTAGTTGGAGAAAAATAGACCAGGTGTTGACTACCTATATTCCCTTGAAAGATAAGGAAAAACAGATAAAGGAAAAAGATTCTACTAAACCAGTATCTATAATATTCCCTTACACCTACTCAATGCTGGAGGCTTTGTTAACTTACCTTTCTCTGGCTTTCTTCCAGGATCCTATACTACAATATGAAGGAGTAGGTCCTGAAGATGTTCAAGGTGCTATGTTATTGGAGTTGGTAATCAGACTTCATTGTTACAAGTCCAAGGTTCCTTTAGCTATTCATACTGCCTTAAGGGACTCACTGAGTTACGGCATAGGACTATCTACTCCTACTTGGGTAGTAAGTCGTGGACGTAGGCCTATTAGGTCATCTATCATCACACAAAGTGATATGGGTCAGAGCTCTGAACAACAAGTAGAATGGATAGACGATGTTATCTTTGAAGGAAACAGGCTGGAAAGCATTGACCCTTACATGTGGTTCCCTGACCCTTCAGTTAGCAGCGACAAGGTACAAGACGGAGAATTTGTGGGCTGGATGGTTAGAGATAACTACATGAACACTTTAAGTGATGAACAAAGCTCATCTCAGGAAATGTTCAATGCTAAATACCTAAAGCATGTAAAAGATAGGAGATCAACCTTTTCAGTTGATGAATCTGACCGGGAACTTAAGTTTAAAAAGACTAGTCCTCCAGTCGTAAGTTCCCTATCTCCAGTTGATAAACTCTATATGTATATTAATCTGATTCCTAAAGACTGGGAACTAGGCCCTAGTGAATATCCAGAGAAATGGATGTTTTGTTTAGCATCTGATGAGATAATCCTTCAGGCTCAGAAATCCAACCTTGCTCATGGAATGTATCCTGTGAGTGTTTCAAGCCCTGAGTTTGATGGATATAGTCCGACTCCTATCGGAAGAATTGAGATTTTATCAGGGTTGCAAGAAACTCTTGATTGGCTCTTTAACAGCCATACAGCAAATGTTCGTAAGGCTATCAACGATATGTTTGTAGTTGATCCTTATCTTGTGAACATAGAGGATATCAAAGACCCTAAACCAGGCAAACTCATCCGCCTTCGCCGTCCTGCTTGGGGAAAAGGTGTTGATAAAGTAGTCCAGCAATTCCCAGTAGCAGACATAACTCGTCAGAATATTGCGGACTCTGCTTATATCACTCAGTGGATGGATCGTATCTCTGGCGCTGATCAATCTATGGCTGGCGCTCTTCGTCAAGGCGGTCCCGAGCGCCTGACTAAAGGTGAATTCCAAGGAACCCGTGGGAGTGCTATTAGCCGTCTACAACGTCTTGCTATGATTATAGGTATGCAATATATGCAGGACATAGGTACTATGTTCGCTGTCCATACCCAGCAATTTATGTCTAAAGAAGTATACGTAAAAGCCA